AGGCAACGAATCCTTACACGATTAACGGTCTCACTTCGTTAATGTCTCCGGCTAATACGCCGTCATATGATATTGTGATTCGTAATAAATTTTCACAATTATCTTAAAAAAAAATATATAGAGGTTTATTCCTCGATTTCGTCCAGGTTGACGATGTGCCAGCGGTCCTCGCTGAGCTTTGACTTGTCGGGTTCAGCATTGCTGAACACGATCACGTGCGGGCTGTTGAAGGCTTTGAAGCCGGTCTCGTACTTTGTGTTTGAGATCAACCCGTTTTTGATGGATTCCAGGGCGCTGTAGCTGATAGCCGAGCCCTTCCCCCTTGGGATGTCGAAGATTACGATCGTTCGCAGGTCCATGTCGTTGTTGAAAATCAGGTTGCAGAGGTTGCTGTAGCCTCCGTCCACGCAGAAAATCGCCTCGTATTTGACCACGAGGTATTTTGTGATGGCTGATTTGCCAATGTTGCCGGCCTCCGACCAGTACCAGTGAATGGTTCTGTCGTCCGGCTCTGTTTTGACCAGTTCGACGATCTCCGCCTGCCAAGGGCGCAGGTTCTCGATGGTTTTCACTGGTTTCGCAAACCCGTGCATCCACACTCCGCCTGTGCGCGTCTCCTCTTTGGTGCAGTACGCGACTGATGCCTCGAAGTCCTTGGTGGCTTCCCAGTGGATGGTGTTGGGCAGCTTGAACTCGCTGTCCCGGCACTTCTTCTTGCACATGATCACGCCTTGGATGTGCTTCGTACCGGACTCACCAGTCTCTTCTTGGTACGCCCATTTGGACCCGAAGGTCCTAAGAACCGGATCCAAGAGATCACGGTACCCCTCAGGGTAGTTGTTCCAGGTAAAGAAGTGCGAGATACGTAGTGGAGCTCTCTTTAGCGCGTTGGGAAAGGTTTGAGTATTACCCTTTCCCCCGGATCCAGCCGGATCCATTTCGAGCGCCATATTAATATAGGTGTGAGAGAATAAGTTTAAGCCCCTTTAGGGGATGGGGGTTCTGTTTTGTTGTGCGCCGCAGGCACTTGATGGGCAACCCCCGAAGGGGGTCGCCAGCCTTCAAAAACAGTCGGTGCGGAGGACGCGTCCCCCGTAGGGGGATGCGTTCCATCGCCGAGGATTTTGGAGGTGGCGGGGGGGTGTAAGCCCAACCCGTCGGTTCCTCCAAAATAAAAATCTCACGGGTATTATAAATGGTGTATATCAATGCTCCAGGACGTCGTGCTCTCAAGCGATTCGCTACCCGTGTTGGTGCTGGTGTTCGTAAGTGGGGCGCTGCAACTGGTGTTGCAGCTGCTGCACACATTAAAAAGAAGTTTGGTGCCAAAATGCCTACTAAGGCAAAGGTTGGACGCCCCCGCGTTCCCTTCAAGCCCAAACGGTTCGGTCCCGATAAGCGTCGTGGAAACGCAAGCTGGGGTTCTGTGTATACTGCCGACCCTACGAACTCAGTGTCTACCTCCGCTTCTGGTGGAATGACAACTCATAATATGACTGTGAATATTGGTTCTAAGCAAAATATGACACAGAAGCTCGTCAAATCGTCAAAGGAGTCTTGGACGCTTCGATTTGGTGCTATCCAGCCGTTTAATAACACTGTTGCAGTAAACATTAATTTTGCAACTGCTGGTGGTGGTGCGTATGCACTGCCTAATTTCAATACGCTAATTGCGGGTGCTACTGGTGCATTTACTCAGTATATGCCAGTGCATACATTTGATCTAACTTGTGTTAGGAATGTTAATGTTGGTTCAATAATTGAAGCTGAACCTATGCGTATATTGTCTTTCCTTGGTACGTCTACAGTAGCAGGAATTTATCCAACAAATCGTGTTGATTTTCAGACCACAAATGGTCGTGGTTCTGATGGTGTAACTTTGAATCCTTATTGGAATCTTGAAAAGTCTAACCGTCTTGCTACGTCTACCGTTCCTCTTGGAATGGTGATGCAAGAGTGGACGCAAATTAAAATGCTCTGTTATGGAGCTAAGACATATTCCACTCGTTTTAAGGTGCAGGTTGTTCAGATATCTGAGGATGATTTTCATCCGCTTGAAGTGTCAGCGATTGATGCTGCGCTTCCTGCTCCGTCTGCTGCATGGGATGATATTTCGGCCCCGATTAATTTCTGGCAAGGAATGTCTGCAGCATCTTACAAGCATCCTATTGCTGTAGTGTCTACTGATTACAAAAAGAATTTGAAGGTGATCAAGGAGTTCAATTTCATAATTGATCCTACTACTACGATTGAAGAGCGGGCCGAGGTAGGCCATTCTAAGGCTCTCAATATCTTTGTGCCGATGTATCGTGCTAATAATTATAATAGTAAGGCTCAGGCTGTCGATGGTTCCCTCGCAGATGCTGATAACTTTGGTACTGATTTCGAGAAGAATGAAGCGTACCTCAAGCCTCGTGCTCGTATTTATCTTGTAGTGCAGGCAACGAATCCTTACACGATTAACGGTCTCACTTCGTTAATGTCTCCGGCTAATACGCCGTCATATGATATTGTGATTCGTAATAAATTTTCACAATTATCTTAAAAAAAAATATATAG